TAACGATGATAACTAATTTATTTAAGAGGTAAAAAATGGCAATTTCAAATGACCTCCTCTCTTCAACCCTATACAGCATAAGAGATGGAGAAGTAGACGAACTTTACAAAAAGGTAGCTCTTCTTGACGGTATCCGCAAAAACGGTGGCGTCGAGACTGAAGATGGTGGTATTAAAATTCAGCGCCCACTCGCTCTTGCTGAGCATAGCACAATAACTCAGCTTGCAACCGGCTATGAGCCTGTTTCACTAGCTGTTAACGATATTCTTCGTCCTGCAGTTTACGACTGGTGCGATTTCACTGCTCCAATCGTTGTAACCAAGAAAGAAGAACTCGAAAACAGTGGTGACAAAGCAGTTGTTAAAATCGTTGAAGCACGTATGCGCTCAGTCATGGGTATGCTACGTAGAGAGATGAACAAACAAATGCTTCAAGGCAACAGCACTGTTCTAACTGCACTTAACACTCTAAACGGTGATTCTGCAGGTGGCGCAGGTTTTATTGAGCCAGAAGCTCCTGCTGCTCAGACAAACGTTGTCGGTGGTATCTCCAAAGTAACCTTCCCAGTCCCTGGTTGGCAAAACCAATTCTTCGATGCAGCTGGTAACTTCGGTACTAACGGTCTTCGTGGTTTAACTGAAATCGGTGTTGCTGCTTCAACTGTTGCTCCTATGGGTGACATTAAGCACGTCATCATGAGTCAGAAGTGTTTCTCACTCTACCGTGAATCACTCCGTGCACAGGAAAGATATGTTGATGAGAAAACCCTCGATGGTGGCCGCCTTGCTCTTGCTTGGGCTGGTGCTCTCGTTGAAGCTGACCCAATCATGGGATTTGCTGCAAACTCATCTTCAGCAGGCGGCGGTTTCTACTCAGCATACTTACTCAACTACGACGGTATCAAACTTGTCTTCCACTCCGATGCAGATTTCGCAGTTAGCCCCTTCGAATACATTAGCGGAACCACAGCTCGCGCTGCTCAGCTATACGTCAAGGCTCAGCTCATTGCAGATTTCCTTGGTGGTCAAGGCTTGCTCTTCGATGCCGAAAGCTAAAATCTAACCATCTAATATAAGGAGAAAATAAAATGGCTACTTCAACTTTAATTCAGAAACTTGACGCTACCGCGTTCGAATCTTCAAAGACTGTTCCTGGTTCATACACCGCAGTTACAACTCCAGATGTCTCAAACCGTAGACAGGTTGAAACCTTCATTGCAGGTGCAACCGTTATTCCAGGCGACTGGATGCAGTTTGATACTTCAGCTACTGGTGCTGCTCGTGTTCTCACTGTAATCCAGGCAACTGCTGTTGCAACAGGAAACCCTCTTGTTTGCGGTGTTTTGCTTGGTTCAGCTGAAACTGACGGTTCACTTACAGTTGGAAGCAAAGTAAACGTTGTTGTTGGTGGTTACGTCGAAGGCGTAAACGTCGACGGTGCCGTTGTTGCTGGCTCACCACTTACTGTAGATGCTATCGCTGGAAGTGCAAACGTTGCAGTTGCTGCCGACGTTGCAATTTGTGGTGTTGCTCTAGAAGCAGACGTTGCAAACAAGGCTGCTTGCTGGGTCTACAAACAGTTCTAAAAATAAAATCATAAACTAACCTACTTGCCTGGTCAATAATCAAATTGACCAGGCATTTTACACTCGTAAGTTGCTTGATAGATATTAAAGTTGGAGAAGAAAAATGAATCTCACTGCATTACGTGAAAGAATTAAAAATCAAATGGACTATTCACCAGAATTGCAGGCTTATAACGACCAAATTGATAGTTTAATAAATGAAGCTTATCTAAATATTTGGACATCTAAGCGTTGGAATTTTGCACAAAAACTTAATTTATTTCAGTTCTTACCTGATATTTTACCTACCAGAGACATAACTGGTGGTGCAACTATTGTAAATGCATCTGTAACCAAAGGTTCAAGACGTGTCACGTTTTCAGCATCAATTGCTAGATTAATATCCAGAGACTGGGAAGGTGCAATATTCGATTTAGATAATTTAGAGTATGTAATTTCAAAAGTTGTATCTACACAAGAAATTTTATTAGAAAGACCTTTCTTAGGTACAACAAATACTGATTCAACTGATTGGGTTATAAAAAAGCGTTATTACCAACTTCCACAAGATTGTTTAGAACTTCTTTCTTTATCTCATAGAGATAATCCAAGTAATGTTGGAGCAGCTGCTCTTCCTCCATATGGTAAATTAAGAGCAATTCTTCCAAGACGTGATGAAGAACTAAATCTTAGAACTGATTACAAAGCTGCATATGCTGAGGCATTTGTTTGGTCACCTCCTCAGTTTATCTTGCCTGCAGAAAAATTGACCACAACGCTTATTCGACTTGAAGGAAATTCTGGATTTTCAAATGGAACTTATCTTGAAGTTTGTTGGGCATTTACTGAAGATGGCAAAATTGGTGCATTATCAAAACCAGAAATAATTTATTTTAATGATGTACAACCTCCTACATCTTGGTCTTTTTCCATTAACTTTACATCTTGGGATGACCAACCTATTATTGCTGATACTTGGCAATCAAAAGATTCTCAACCTACACAATATGAAGGTTTTAGAAAAGTTATTTTCTGGAATGCTAATTTTAACAGAGCAACTGGTGAAAGATTAGGTTTACCTGCCTGGAAATATTTTAACCAAGGTGGACTTGTAAGAAATGTTGCTAATTATTTAGACCCAGTTGTTGCTGAAGATACAGTTTCTTCAGTTACAGTTACTAATTTTAATCAAATTGACAGTGGTAACAGAAGATATATTGAAATTGAAGGACAGCATTTACAAATTAGACCATATCCTCGCGTAGATGCATGGGATGTGGCTGTTACACAAGCAGCGCCAACTGTAGATTATCCATTCATACCTCAGGAATTTTTAAGATGGGGTGAAATGAGATATTTCTACAAACCTTCACTTTTAGCAGAAGGAACAGATGTCCCTGAAATGCCTTATGAATTTCATCAAGTTATTGTAACAAAAGCACTTGAAGAAATTTATCTAAAAGCAGGTAATATTCAGATGTCTGATACTTATAGAAGACGTGCTGAGAAAGATTTGAAAGGTTTTGAAAAGAGATATGTTGACCATATTGACTCTTCAATCGTTAGAGGAAGATTTAACTTTGGTGCAACTGAAGGATTTGCTCCCTACGACTATCAATCATTACGGAGAATAAGCTAAATGGCTCAGTCTAAACAATCATTAAAGTTTGAATCATTAGCAGGTATTGAACAACGTTGGAAAGCTCCTACGTTAAATGCTGCTGATGATATTTCCTTTTCACGTGTTGACCCAAATGGTGGAGGATGGCTATTTGATAGAGGTATTGAGCCTTGGTGGGACCCAGGAACTTTATTTACTCCTGGACTTAATGATGGTCTTATCGAAGATATATTTGTTGATAAAGTAGATAGTTTATTTATATGGGCTAAACAAAATACTGAGCAAATTTATTATATTGTTGAAAGCGGTGGAAAACTTTATTACTGGTGGGGAAACAAAGGCACTTTGATACCGTCAAGTTTCTTTGATGATGCTGTTTTATTACAAGAAGGTCGTCATATTCCAAAATTAAATGAACCTGGAACACAATATATTCCTTACGGTAATAGACTTTTAATTATTAACGGTTATGATAAACCACTTTGGTTTTATGGACGTGAAAGAATTAGAGACTTTGGATTTACATTACCTACACCTTCACCAGAACCTTTAGATATTCAGCCAAAATTCTTAGACGGTACTGATGATTTAAATATCGGTGTTGCTGCACCAAATTTTGGCGGAAAAGACGTTATTGGTTTAGGTTATAGTTCAAATGAACAACCAAATAATTTTAACTGGAAGATGACTTTCATTACAGATACAGGTTCTGAGTCACCACTATCATCACCTTCAGGAATATCTTGGGAAACAGATGGTACCGACACACAGAAAAAATTTGGTGTTGTTATTAAACATCTACCAATAGGACCTTCTGAAAATGGAATAGTTGCAAGACGTCTTTACAGAACAAAAAATCAAAGACAAGATACAGCAACTGGTGCCAATGATTCTGTTTATTACTTTGTGAATCAAATTAATGACAATACTTCAGAATTTTATGTTGATATAATACCTGATGGACAACTTGTCGATACAGCACCTTCTATTTCAGATTCATCAACTATTCAAACAGGATATGCATTTGGTGCAACTTGGAATAGTTCAATTTGGCTAGCAGGTGGAAGTCAAAATCCAACAAAAATTATTTATTCAAAACAAGGTCTACCTGAACAATTTGGTGCTTTTGACTACTTTGATGTCGGAAATACTGCAGGTGGAGCAATTACAGGATTATCTGCTTATTACAATAATCTTATCATATTTAGACAAAGAGCAATTGATATTTTAAGAGTCGGCAATGGTGGTTCATATCAAGTATCACAGCTTACACCTGAAATTGGAACAACAGCTATTAATACAGCAAAATTGGTGCCTAATGTTGGATTAATGTTTATGGGTTATGATGGTATTTATGCCATTACTGGTGGTTTAGATGGTGGTTCTTCGGTTAGTATTCAAAGAGTAAGTCAACCACTGGCTAAAGAAATACCTTTAATAAGTAAAGTAGCATTACCCAGAGCAACAGGCGTTTATTCTGCAAAAGAAAGAGAATATTGGGTTCACTATACACCTAACGGTACAACGTACAATCAAAGAGGAATAGTTTATCATACAGATACTGGGGCTTTTTCACTTCGTCATACAATAGTTGAAGGAGAAGAATATTTGTGGGGATTTACAGCATTAGCAGTTGACCCAGCAGGTAATATTATTATTGGTACAAAACCTTACTGGACAAAAGACCCATTCGTAATACCTGAGCCTCCACAATTACCACCTGATGGTTACTTGGTAGGTTTGCATGTTTGGAGTGGTATTAACGGATGGGGTAAGAAACTTACTTTAAGTGCAATTACTCAGTCATCTTATGAATATGATGTTGTTAATGTTAGTAAACCTTCTTGTACGTGGGAATCTGACTGGATTGATTTTGGTGATAACTCTATTAAACACAGAGTATTCAACGTTGAACTTGAAGTCATTGCCTATGGTGATACTCAAATCGCATTAAGTTGGTCACAGGATTATAGTTATGTACAAAATAATGCTGGTCTTCAAAAAATGGCAAGAACAGAAAATTTGTTTACCACAAGCGAAGACCCAGTTTTAGGACCTGATAATGGAGCATCAAAAAATTATTTTGATATAGGTAATTCAGCTGTACAAGAGCCAAGAAGAATAAGAATGCGCTGGGATGTTAAAACAGGATTAGTTGATACATTTAAATGGAAGTTAACATCTACATC